TTAAGCCCTACCGTCGGTTCAAAGTGAGAGAGCTTCACGGCATCCACTTCCTTCCTGGTTTGAACTTCCTAGCAAACGGGGAGCCGCTTCCCTGCCCCGTAAGGAAAGAGCCATCAGTATAGTCGCCCATTCCCATTTGGCCAAAGCGGTTACTGGGGGAATAATGGGGCATCCCGTCCGTGCCGTTGTAGATGGTCCCTCCGTCACTTTTGGCCTTCGAACTGCCGCCCCTTCCTGCCTGCATACCATAGATGGAAGCAGCGCCACCAAGGATGGTGGAGAACATGGCGGCCTTGCGTTGTGCAGCAATGTTCTGCCGTGCCGCCCTTGCGCCTGCCGCTTGGTTCTCGAAATTCACCACATCGGCGTAGTTGCTCCATGCATCATTGCGTTGGCTCTTCAAAAGGTTCATGGAATCCTGCATATAGGCATTGCCAGAACTTGCAAGGATGTCAAGCCCGCTTCCGATACCCGTGAAGCCTGCCGCCCCTTGCTCGGCTGCAATCTGGCCACGGACAAGGCGACGTTTGTCGTCAAGCCGCTGCTGTTCTACAGCGTACTTATCGGCAATCTGTTCGCCCTTTTTCTCCGTGATACGGGCATTCTGTTCAGAGGCAATTTCCTGCGCCTTGTAGGCCGCTTCCTGAGCCTTATACTGTTGGTTCTGCTGTCTTGCCTGCATCAGAGTCATGACACCCGTCAAGGCTTCTATCACTCCACACATCGAGTCGTTCACTCCTTTCTATCACAAAGGGAAGGAAAATCCCATTCACGATCCGTACAGGGTCCTTAAAGGTTGCCCCCATGCGACGAATCCATAGGAGGGCCGCCTTGTTCTCCTTATTGATGAAATTCCCCAACCTCCCGTACTTCGCCGTGAAATAGGAGAGGATGGAAGGGGCGTAGCCGACAAAGTCCCGCCGATGATGGTCAAGGTCCTCGGTACCGAGGCACCAGACACAAGTGGCATTGTTGCCGTCAGGATAATTAAATTCTTCCGATACGCCTGTAACGGCAAGGAGGACATGGCCCTTCCAGACACCGTATACTTCCTTGGAATGCCAGATGGAAGCAAATACATAGGCAAGGCACTTCATTCCAAGGCGGTCCGCTTCCCTTGCGTCCGCTTCCCTCAAGTTGTAGTACAGCCGTTTGGCTGTTTCAAGATACTCGGAAGGGCGCAAGGCCCTGATTCTTATGCTGTTAACCACCAAAGGACACCACCCTTACGATACTGGAGAGTTCAAACGGATATGGTTCATCGTGCTTGATGTAGACACGTCCCAAACGTTCGTAGCCGCCCTCAGTCTGGTTCGGCATCGTGGCCTTGAGCTGACCAGAGTAAAGGGCCTTGCCGCCATACGGGATGGGGTCCGTGAAGCGGGAGGAGTTTCCAATCTCACCACCCTGCGAATGGGAGAGATTGAGAATAACTTCATCAACTTTCTTGAAACGCCCCTGTTGTGTCCCATTGCTTGTAGGTAGTTCGATATTGGGGACCTCGATTTCGCTCGTGTACGGGAGTCCTACGGTAACATGTGAGACGTTTTTAGGAAGCGGCCCTAGCGTTCCATCATCTGATACGGGGACGTCCCTGAAATGCATCCCATCACCAAGCACGTCAACCTTGCTTCCTGCGTAAAGTTCAAACCCCGAGAACTCGTTTGTCCGGTCCCCCACTTCAAACTGATAAGCCCCATCAAGCATGATGTAGTCATCAGCAGCATCCGTTTCTGGGAGGTCCGTGAAGTATTCAATCGTCCTTACTTCCTTGCCGCCAAGGTTCCGTTTCACCACGGCATAAACAATATCCTTGCTACCGCTTGTAACAGTTTCTACATCCTCAAATTTCCCCGCCGTATCGGCCTGGGACCACGCAAATACCTTCTGGTCTGCGATGTAGGTCAGGCAGTTCAACGTTCCGTTTTCTGTAACAAAGAAGCACATGGAATTGGGGTCCTGTTGGTAGCAGTCACCAACAATCGGATTATCCTGCGTTAGGTGCTTGGCAAGGATGGTTAAATCCGTGCCGTCGTAATTGTCCGTGTCGAACGTGTACGCAAAGTCCCGAACCGTCTTCCCCCTGCGCTGTATATAGACGACACGCCCGCCGATGCCAAGGGGCGGCACGTCCTCACAACCACGGGTGGACTGTGATTTAGGTGTGCATTTTGTCGGCGTCACGGTTTCGTTGCCTTGGATGATCCATTCGTTTCCGTCCGTGAACAGGATTAAATCAGAATGGGTAAAGATGTGCTTGATCTCAAATTCCTTGCGATTCACAAGGGAGAGCATGATGGCGCTATCATCCGTAACAGTTCCTGCTGCTTTCTCAGTGGAAAAATTGTAGTAGTCCCCCGTCCTGCTCATCCAAACGGCGTAGGGGTACCGCTTGGAGCTTGCCAGAACAAGGCGGTCCTGAAAGAATCCTACGCATCTCGGATACCCAAATTGTGGCGACCATACGGAAAACGCATAGTCCTTCGTCGCTTCCGTCATGCCGAACGACTTGATGACCTTTCCAGTTACGTCCGTGTCAGAATTATATTTCGTAATCTGAGCATACCCTTCATGGGTATATGGTTCCCTCGTAAGGTCCACCGTAACCGTACCCGCATTGACTTCTGTCACGATACGCATATAGGTGTATTCATCAACGGTACCAGACTCGGACGCATTGAAATCCCCGTTGCCGTCAGCATAGCGGGATGTATAACGTCTGTACTGACGCCACAAGGCCCCATCCTTGGAATATTGGATAGAAACTGCCCCGCCCCACTTTCCGTGGGTAATGACCTTCCACGCCTTGCCTACAAGCGTGAAGTTGCTCGTATTGCTGCCCGTAGACGTAAGGGTAATTGTTTCTGAACCAACATCATGCCATAGTTTGATACATCCTCCGACCATGTTCTTATTAAACATATTTTTTGTTGTTGATGTGATATGTGTCGTGCCTGTTTTTGAACTTGAGGCAATGCCCTCCGTCGCTACTGTGATTCCCCCTGCACACTCAGTATTGATTTGCACTCTTACGTATGGGGTTCCTGCTTGATGATAGGTTCCATTTGAATCATAGTACCCACCTGGTTGTCCATCAGAAGATAGGTCTTTGCCGTCAGTATGATTGTGATAATAATTATAATTAAGATGTTCCCCATCATGGTAAGTACTAGATCCCCCACTAGCTTGTCCTCCAGGGCCTCCAGCTACTGACTCCGTAAAAAACGTTGCACTACTACCATTACCTCCTTTCGTAACACCATTTGAAGTACCGGAATAAGCTTGAGGACTACCATTCTGTCCAATCTTCCCATTATAAGTTGTACCTTCCATCAAGTAGAGTGTAATAACCTTTTTCTCTCCCCTGCCGCCTCTGGCATATTCTTTATAGAAACTGCCTTTCTTCAAGTAATACCACGCTCCAGCCCCACCGCCACCTGCAAGGGTGATGGTGTATTCACCGCTAATGGGAGGCGTGAAGGTGTAGTTCCCTGCTGTCGTAAATGTCATATCCACACGGACAGGCTTCGTTTCTTCCGGCGTTTGGGCCGCTGTTCCAGAGCTTGTGGCAAGGATGTCAAAATACGGGTTCGTCAGGTCCATTTCCTTCATGCGCCAATCCATTTCGTTGAAGCGTTGTAGCAGCTGTACATTTCGAACGCCTGACGCAATAAAGAGCGTGTCCCCACTTTGCGTAAAACGCAATTTCCTCAGCTCCTTCTCCTCAAAGGGGCTTGCCACCTCAACCCCAAGATAGACGTTATCCTTGAATACCCTGATGTACTTATGCCCAAATTCTAGAAGGTAGCTGATGGAGGTCGAGAAGTTAAATTCCACAAGGATGGCTTTCTTGTCGGGGTACTTGCATTGCGCCATGAACCGCATCCCGGGCCGGCGGTAGACGGAACCATAGGGGCGGACAAACACGTTCCTTCCTTTGAGAAGCGCATAACGATATTTCTCAAGGTCCGTACGGTTTGCCACGTCGGGGCTGATCACCCCCGCATTGAAGGAAGGTTGAAGGTCGTAGTACTGTTCTTTCTGGCTCATGTCTAAAACCTCCCGTCAAAGTAGCGTGTCGGCCAGTGTGGCTCCCTCTTCCGTTCCCGTTCGTTCCTGAACGCTTCCTGCTGCAGACTCATGTTGTAGTACTGCATCTCGGTCTGCGCCTTGCTTTCGCTGCCTGTGAGGGCCTGTGCCATGCCGTACGCCAGATAGTGGCTCAGGGCTTCAATGAACCCGTCAGTAAATAGCGTAGTGTCCTCTACGTCCTCAATTAAATCCACATATGGATTCTTTAAATCCTCATTCGTACAAAGGACCCTACCACCGTCAGGGCCTTGCTGGAGGTAGAAGGAGTTGCGGTAATCCATCTTCCTTTCAGCATCTTCCTTTTCATAGACACGGACCAATTCAAGGGCCGTATCAGGGTATTCATAAATGGCTTTATAGCCAGGGATTTCAATGCCAAGTTTTTTTAGCGCCTGAGTTTTCAGGGCAAACCCCCAAGTTGTTGCCGTCAACGCCATCCTGCGATAGCGATCGTAATGGAGCTTGCAAGTCCGGGCAAGCTCGGAACACTCGTCCAAACTCTCAATGCTTCCCTTGCCAAGGTAATTAAGCGCAAGGTTGCAGATGTCCACATCCGTAATGTATCCATACATTTTGATTCACCTCCTAGAGGTATAAATAAAGAGGGCTGTAGGCCAGCCCTCTAATATTGTCAGTCGTTCGGGAATTTCTGGGGAATTTCGTTCGGCACGTTCTGCGTCAGCCCTGCCGTAACCTTGCCCGTAACGGTTCCCGTCAGCTTGACCTTGAGGTAGCGGCCCAGACCAAAGGGAACCTTTGCCTTGATGGCAAGGCCCTTTGCATTCTGAGCGCTTTGGAAGGTCCCAAGTTCAACGGGTTCCGTGAAGTCCTTATCCTTTGCGGTTGTGATGTCAGCCTTGAGCTGGCCTTCACCACCTGCGATGATGACCGCAAGAAACAGCGGGTCAACAGCATCGCCGCCACCAAGGTTCTCAATTACGGCGGATTCCTTGCCGCTTGCAAACTCGGCGCCATCAACGGCATCGAAGAACATGTTTTCATTATCAAAAATCATGGTATCCCTCCTTATTTTAAGCCCGCTTCATCCTCGGCCATGCAATCAAGCTTCTTGACAGCAATGCCGGACAGCCGGAGAATCGGGCGTTCTGCCTGTCTATCGTCACGGGTGACGTGGACAATGTTCTTATCAAGGAGCATGGTTTCAAGAGCACTGTAAAGCGTGTCAGGGACGTAGAGGACAGGTGCCTTGGGATTCATTAAGCGGTTTTTAGCGTAAATCAGCTTATCGAGGAGCAGACGGCGGGCATCGCTGTCAAGTGTCGGGAGCGTTGCCGTTTCAATGTTTCTGACCATCGCAATGGAGCGGTAGTTTTCAACGGCAAGGCCAACCTTCCAGTTAAACAACGTCTGGACGGCACGGAAGGCATTGCCGTTTGCGTCGTAGGCGTCCCCTTCACCGAGGTCCTGCATGTTCACACCTGCGGCGGTGTTCTTGGGGTAAATCCCGTTGACTTTGCGAGGACCCCAGTCGACAAAGACAGCAGAGCAATATTTATTGCCACTTGCGGCCTTTGCGGCGGCATTAATCATTTGTGCACCAGGTTCACCACGGACAGTGGAAAATTCCTTGTAGCGGGCAAAAATGCCGTTGAAGGTTTCAGCATATTCAGGGTTCGCAAGGTCGCCGTACATCAGGACCTTGGCAACAAACTGGCCCATCCCTTCAATGTGGGCGTCATCTTCCTGCTTGCGGAACTCCTGAACGTTCGGTTTGCCTTTGAGGGCTTCAACGTCGATACAAGAACGGTCTTCAAGGTTCATGCATACGTCAATGATTTGACGTGCAGAGCTCTTCGTTGCCGCCGTCCCACGGTTCAGGCGACGGATAGAAGGAGTCGGGAGGGACGTCCGTACGGTCGTCTTGTTTCCAATCGGGAGGTCCCCTTCAATAAAAGTAGCATCTTCAAGGATAGGGTTGGACTGCGCCAGAACCTCAATGATCGGCGCAAATTGGGTGCCATCTCCGGTCAAGCGTTTGGAGAGGTCGAGGAGGGTGTAGAGCCCGGTTGCCATAATATCAACTTCCTTTCTTTATTGACCTGCCACGATGGCAGATACAAGCGTCATTCATACCGCTTAAAATCGGTATTAGGATAGAGGGCCTGATAGCCCGTTGCTTCCATGTTAGAGCGGTTTGACAGCGTGCCGCCTTGGTCCTCACTAACCATTTCGCCAATGCGGGCAAAAAGCTTCACAATCGGGAGGCGGTTGCCCAACCCGTTCTCGTTAAGGATAGATCGGAGTTCAGGAATCTCCCTTTCCAGGCGTTCAATCCCTGCCCCTGCAAGGGAAACAGTCTTTTCAAAGTTCGCCCCCAGTTCAGTCCTTGTTTGCATTGCCCAGTCCTTTGACTGCTGCAGCGCCTGCGCTTCCTGCGCCGCCTGAATCTGGCCGATAAAGTCAAATCCGAACTTCGCCATGGTGTTCGCCTGCTCATTCGTGAGGTTCATCTCACGGCAGACACTGCCAAAGCCTTGTGCCGTCGTTTCATCTAGGCTATAGCCTTCGGGCAAGGAGCCCGTGAAGTCATAGGATTCCGGAGCCTTTTCCGGTGTCGGTACCGGTTCAGCGGGCGGCGTAAGAATCGTGCCGCCCTGCGGTGCCGTTTCGTCGGTCGGGGTCATTGCCTGTTCCGGTGTGGGTTCCGTCTTTTCTGGCTCTGTGGGTTCAGTGGGGACCGGATTCGTATCTTTAACCTCGTCCATCTTCGTCTGCCTCCTTCAATCTTTCAATAAATTCGTAGTACTCTTTTTCAGCAAGGAGCCGCTTTTCAAGGCCATCAGCCCCTAGGAGGTGCCCTATCTGTCTGATGATGTTGACACATACAGCCCGTTTTCCTTCATTGAAAAAGCTTGCGGAATTTCCCGTGAAGGTCGTTGAATTGTAAAACGTTTCATTCATCAGACTCATCAGGAACCACCTGCCACGGGCGTCGGAGAGCATATATTCATAGGCATCCCGATTCCTGATTGCAACGGCTTCATTCGTGGCCCTTGCGTGCCAATAATCATATGAATCCTTCTCCGTAATTGCTTTCTTGAGCATCTCACATACCTAACCATTCCTTCAATGCGGGGTTCCCGTCGTTTGCTGCATCGGTTGCATTTTTTGCCGCCTGCGTAATGCCAGGAACTGCTTGCGCTGCAGCCATGGCCTGTGCTTCTTCCTGCTGCTTCTGCATGGCTGCCTGCTCTTCTTCAATCATCTTCTTGACCTCATCGGGGCTTCGACGCATATCAGCGGGGGCGCCCAAGAGGTTCATGTATTTTGCAATAGTCTTTGTCGGGTCCACGACTTTCAGGGCATCAGGCCATGCCTGAGCCATCTGGAGTGTGAAGCCTACTGCCTGCTCGATATTCACGAGGCCGCTCATCTTCTGGGCCTGCGCAAGGGGCGAGATGTATTCAACCTTCACATCTTCATTGATAAGGTCCTGCAGCATTTCAGGAACGGGCGGAAACTTTCCCGCCTCGTCAAGGATTCTGTACACCCTTTCAATGATTGGTGTCAGAAACTCATCCTGGAGCTGCTCGACCACGGGGCCGATGACCTGCAGCCGTTCCTGCTGCCTTACCGTGACTTCACGGGCCGTCAGTCGACCTGCTTCAATGTTGTCGAACATCAGGAATAAGTCAGAATTGAAATGCCGCTTGATGCGGTCTTCCGTCTTCTGAATCTCTTCCGTAAGGTACTGAAGGTTCCCAAACTGCGTATTGAACAAGGGGCCTACACCGCCTTGCCCATTCGTCGGCGTGATGCCGCCAGGGATCAGGTTGATGCCATGCATCATCACGTCAGTAGTGGCCTGCATCGGGGGTTTCGCCATTAGCTCAAGGAGCGTCAGAAAGTC